TTCAATCCACAGAATTTATTAGTGATTGTGGCCATGGAATTGGATTTACAATTGGAAACATTCTGAAATACGCACAACGATATGGTAGAAAAGGCACCACAGAGGACCATAGAAAGGATCTTATGAAGGTATTACACTACGGCATAATAGCACTCTCAGAACACGATAAAAATACCGTAAAGCATTATTTAGACGATTAAACTCTTATAAATAAGATAGTAAGTACAGTTTAACTAAAGGAAAAACAATGGCGTATACAGTAACAATGACATTTACGAGACCAGATGAGTCAACTGAATTGCCTACTTTACAGGCGATCAATTCATCTCACAAGACATCTGCTGACACAGTAATGTCAGAGAACGGTGTTGCTAAAACTTATGATATAGATGGACTAGTAACAAGAGTCATCTATACAGCAGAAGATAAAGCTACATACGATAGTGCTAAGGCACTTGCTGATGATTTATCAGATGAATCAACAGTTAGAACAACATATAAATCGCAATGTGAAGCAGCTAATATTACTTGTTCAGTGGTAGATTCAGACGGTACTACAATCACAAGTTTCTAAAACAACAGAGGTTTATATTATGAATTTTGGTGAAAGAATAAATTACGAGCTTGACAATCATGTCGCCGTTTTAACAGTAAACGGAGTAGGTCCTCTCAATATAATCGACATACCGTTTTACAACGGATACAACGATGCTCTAGTAGAATTTAGAGAAGATGATTCTAGAGTTTTACTTATCAAGTCAGGCAATCCAGATCACTTTACAGCAGGTTTTGAAGTAGACACAATCATTGAAGGCATGAAGTCAGGCGCTGCTGGTAATACAATTACAGACAATGATATGGTTACACCTAAACCTATTATATCAGCAATCAAAGGTTTTTGTATTGGAGAAGGTGTAGGTTTGATGTTGGCAAGTGATTTTGTATTTGCAGATTCTAATCTAAAAATTGCCTGTCCAGAAACAAAACTAGGATTTAATGCTGTTACAATGCAGGTTAAATTCACTCAAAGAATTGGACACAATAGAACAATGGAATTTATGATGGGAGACATGCACGATGTTCATTGGTTAGATAGAGTAGGATTATGTACAAAGATATGTGATGGAGATGCTGAAGAACAAGCACTAGCATATGCACATAAAATTGCCAATAACAATGCACCTATTGCAGTCAGAGGAACAAAAGGTGCCATATGGCATACAGTAAACTCTCATAAGGACGAAGCCATAGACTTTGCTTTGTGGGCTAAGGACATGACATTAGACTCTAAAGATATACAAGAAGGTGTGGCAGCTTTCCTAGAAAAAAGAGCACCTGAATTTAAAAATGAATAAAGAGGATCAACCTTTAAGACAAACAAGACTAGGAGAGCATGGTTGTTTATCCTTTGCAGCTAGTCCTGGTTTAAAATATAAATGGTTATTACATGAGTCCCCAAGTTGGTTTGCCAGAGCTAAGAAAGTTCAAGGACCTGATTGGTATTGGAGTGGAGATGTAGAGCCAGTAGAATATGTATTTGATTCTTTAGGTTTTAGAAACAATAAAACAATACAAGAAATTAGCAACAATAAAAAATGGTGGTTAGTTGATGGTTCCTGTCTTGGCCTGGCTCCTGGAGTTCATACAAAAGATATGATGTCTAATGCTATAACTGAATACACAGACATTCCTACCTATAATATGAGTATATATGGAGGAAGACCTGAGTTTATTGTTAATAATATATTAGAACTGTCTAAAAGATGGCAGAACCCACCTAGTAAAATTATATTATACCTGGCAGAAAATCCTACAGGAACATACAAATTAAAAAATTCTAATCAAATTATAAATTTGGATTATGCTGGTTCTATGTTAAAGGGTGGCAAGGCTTTTGACTTTTTTAAATCCTATGAGGAAGAAAGTATTTCAGTAGGTCAACATAGGTTGGCATATAAAACGATAATAGATTTGTGTATGAGTTTAAATATACCTTTAACTTGGCTCTACGCAGGATATGAATCCGATCTATCTATTCCTAATTTTGATATTTTTCAAGATCAGGATATTTTAGAGTGGTTCGGTTTTGCATCAACAGGATTTTTTGAAAAGGATGATTCTTTTGAAGTGAAACAAAACAAAGTTAAGGATATGATTATAAAACCTTTTATTGAATGCAAACAACCTTCAGATAAAACATTAGATGAAGTGGGGCGAGACTTATATCACCCTAGTGCAGCACAACAAAGGTTGTGGGCACAGAAAATTACACAACATTTTCTGGAAACAAAAAGAAACTTTTAAATGGTCCTATAGACCATTGACTTTTAGTATGTAAGAGCCTATAATACGGTTATAGGTTTAAAAATTGGAGTATATTATGAAACTTAGCAAAGAAACACTTGATGTTCTCAAGAACTTCGCAACTATTAATACGAACATTCTTGTTCGTGAAGGAAATTCGCTCTCGACTATTAGCACAGGCAAAAACATTTTTGCTAAAGCTGATATTAAAGATCCATTTCCTAAAGAGTTTGCTGTTTATGATTTGAACAGCTTACTTTCCCTACTTACTGTAATGGAAGATACTGATGTTGGCTTTGGAGACGAAAGTCTTAAAGTTAGCAAAGGCAATTCTGTTTTTGAATATTTTTATGCAGACCCTAACATTATTGTTAGTGCCCCTGATAAGAATATCGAAGTAGACAACTTCTTCCAGTTCGACTTATCCAAAGATGACATTGACATGATAATGAAGGCAGCAGCTATTACAGCAGCTCCTATGTTAAGCGTGATAGGAGATGGATCTGAGGTAGTAGTTACAGTAGGAGACCCTGCTACACCTAAGTCTAATTCTTTTAGACAGGTTATAGGACAAACAGATAAAACATTTGATGCTAGACTAGCTGTTGAAAACTTTAAGGTTGTACCTTCAGGCTATACAGTTATTTTATCTCAGAAGAAATTTATGTTCTTAGAAAGCAGCAACAATAACTTAAAATATTGGTTGGCGCTTGAGCGTTCATCAGTTATTGGAGAATAAAGATGGGAGAAGATCAACTAGAAGTAACTATCCGTGAAGCACAGAATGGCTGGGTAGTTGAATTAAACCGTGAAGGTGAGACAATGGAGTACATTTTCACAAGACCTAATCCAGCTATCAACTTGGTTAGGAAAGTAATGAAGGGAGAACTAGACCCTTTTGGAGGAGACGATGAGTAGTTTGACACCAGTAGTACCTGATTTCACAGTTAAGAAAACTGTGATGACTACAACAGGAGAAAGAAAGTGGGTTGAGATGAATAATGCTAATCTTTTCGACGGCAAGCGTGTCGTTGTTTTTGGTTTGCCTGGAGCATTTACACCTACATGTTCAAGCCAGCAATTGCCTGGTTATGAACAAGCGTATTCTCAATTTAGAGATGCAGGTATTGACGACATTTATTGTGTTACAGTAAATGATTCTTTTATTTGCCGTGAATGGGAAATAGATCAAAATTTAGTTAATGTAAAAATTATTCCTGATGGTAGCGCAGAGTTTACAGTTAAAATGGGTATGGATGTTCGTAAAGACAATCTAGGGTTTGGAATTAGATCTTGGAGATACGCAGCTATTATAGACGATGGACATGTTATTCAAGAATTTGTAGAGCCTGGCTTCGCAGACAATTTTGAAGGCGACCCATATGATATAAGTGCACCTGACAATGTTTTAGATAATGTTAAGGCCTATGGATGGCCTAGCAAGTATGAACAAGGCGTAGATGCTAACGGTAGTCCAACTACTGAAGGTAAGCAAATTAATCTAGAGTTCTCAGAAACGACAGATGTTAAGGAGACTTTTTCCTAGACCTTTTTACCCTCGGAAAAAGTGGCCAAGATTTTGGAGCAAAAAAAGTTCGCCTAATTTGGAGATGATATGACGACAACACCTGAACAGTTTTTATGGGTAGAGAGATACAGACCCAGGTTAATACAAGATTGTGTATTACCCGAAAGTGTCAAGAAACAATTTGCACAGTTTATTAAGAAAGGTGAGATACCTAACCTATTACTGTCAGGTACTGCAGGTACTGGAAAAACAACTATTGCTCGTGCTTTATGTAATGAGCTAGATTGTGATTATATCATTATTAATGGTAGTGATGAAGGTAGGCAGATTGACACTCTAAGAACTAAAATTAGGCAGTTTGCCTCAGCTGTCTCATTCGAGGGTAAGACTAAGGTTGTTATTCTTGATGAGGCTGACTATATGAACAGAGATAGTGTACAACCTGCACTTAGAGGGTTCATAGAAACATTCTCTGAGAACTGTAGGTTTATATTTACATGTAACTATGCTAATAAGCTAATAGAACCCTTACACAGCAGGACTACTGTTATAGACTTTAAATTAGCACCCTCAGATCGCCCTGTATTAGCCGCTAAGTTTATGGATAGAATGAAGTATATCCTTAATACAGAAGGCGTGGAGTACACGGAAAAGGTGCTTGCTGAGCTCCTAATGAAGTACTTTCCTGACTATAGAAGGGTGCTAAATGAGCTACAGAGGTACTCAGCAGGGGGTATTATAGATGAGGGTATACTAAGTAACTTCCAGGAAGTAAATGCTAAGGCGCTTATAGAGAGCCTCAGGGGAAAAGACTGGCGTAAGATGAGACAATGGGTGGCAAACAATGTAGACACAGACCCTCAGGCTATATTCCGTCAGATATACGATATACTACTTCCAGAGGTTAAGAGTCCTGCTCGCTTAGTACTAGATATTGCAGATTATCAGTATAAGGCAGCTTTTGTAGCAGATCAGGAGATTAATTTAACTGCTTGTCTAACACAGATTATGGTTGATTCGGAATTTAAATAATGGCTAAAGACGCTTGGATTCAAGTTAGAGTAGAAAAGGCTAAAAGAGAAGAAATAAAGAAAGAAGCCGCTAAAAGAAAAATGTCTGTATCTCAATTAATGTTGGAGGGATACGAAACATTAAAGGAGGGTAAGTATATTGACTTTAAGTAAATTGTGGAAATTATGGTGTATGTCGTTAGGCGAGAAAGCTAGCGACGATTCAACAGAAGCAGATGCAGTAGCAGTTATGAGAACTATCGTTGTTCTTGTTAATTTCTTCACCTGTTTCTTTATTATCTCAGGAGTATTAAGACATTGGTAGACTCAATATTAGAAGGTTTCGGTGAGCCAGTCGAAGATATAAATGAAGAAGATTTCCAAGAGAAACTTAAAAAGATATCTCCTTTTGATTACGCTAACAGCATTTACACAAAAGATAACATTATAGTAGATGAAAGGACAGAAAAAGAATACAATCCTTTTATGGTAAATCGTGCAATGGGTATGGGTAAAGATACTTGTATTGCAGCTAATGAAATGAATTCGAGACACCACTTAGATAATAAAATGCAGTATGATTTCCTTATGGATGTTGTAAGAGAAGGCAAACGATTTAATAAGTGGCTTAAAAATGACGAAGAAAATATAGAGGCAATACAAAAGTTTTTTGGCTATTCTTTAATTAAAGCAAAACAGACCCTTAGTCTGTTAAATGATACACAAATTGATCTCATAAAAATACATTTGAAGTCTTCTAAAGGTGGAAAAGTATAAATACCTGTATAACTTAATTATTATTTAAGACATTACAGGCATATTGAGAATGAGTGATCAAGAGAATTACTTTAACATAGACTATCCAGGGTATTCACCTTTAGAAGTTACCTTAAACGACCCAGAAGATTTTTTGAAGGTTAGGGAAACATTGTCTCGAATTGGAGTAGCATCGAAAAAGGACCAAGTCCTTTATCAGTCTTGCCATATATTACACAAGAAAGGTAGATACTTTATAACACACTTTAAAGAACTATTTGCTCTTGATGGCAAGGAAGCAGACTTCCAGGATAACGATTTACAACGCAGAAATACTATTGCTAAACTTCTCCAAGATTGGGGTTTGGTAAAAATATTAGGCGAAGTAGAAGATTTAGCTCCATTGAGTCAAATCAAAATTATATCGTTTAAAGAGAAAGGTGAGTGGGAGCTAATCCCCAAATACAATATTGGAAAGAAAGTTAAATAAAAACCAGATAGAAGCACTTCAGCTAATAAAGACAGAACAGGATAATGTTGGACCGGGTTTCTGCGTGCTAAAATGGTATCACCAAGAAATGCACTTAGGCACTGGTAGAGCACACTCTTGTTATCATTGTCCTACACACCAAATACCCTTAGGTTCAGACTTACATAACACAAATCACAAAGTAGAAAAGAGAGCAGAGATGTTGCAAGGCAACAGACCTTCAGAGTGCTCTTATTGTTGGGATGTCGAAGATCTTGGATTGATTTCTGATAGACAAACTCTTGCAGTACAATTTTTTAAACATAATCGTA